AGGACATTAAATCCAAAGAAGCCCTTATAAAACAACAGTTTATCTATGCCGGGCGCCCCGGCCTTTGGGATGATTACTGTACCTTCATTCGCAACAGAAAGCAGATGCGTGAGAATGAGAAGAGACGTGCAGAGGCTAAGAGAGTGGCTAAGAAAAAAGCCTTCAAGACTGGACTGGTTGTTACTGGTGCTGTGCTTGGCGTGTTCACTGCCGTGGGCCTTGCCATCTTTATGGTTTATTGGATGGTATCTTTACGAGGTAAGTAGCTATGGCAATTGAGTATCGTGGCGAGCGGTTCAGCGGGTACAACAAGCCCAAGAGAACGCCAAGCCATCCAACAAAGTCACACGCTGTTTTGGCGAAAGAAGGTGACAAGATTAAACTGATTCGGTTCGGTCAGCAGGGAGTATCAGGTGCGGGCAAGAACCCGAAGACGGACGCTCAGAAAGCGCGCCGCAAGTCGTTCAAGGCAAGACACGCTAAGAACATCTCAAAAGGCAAAATGTCAGCGGCCTACTGGGCCAACAAAACCAAGTGGTGATATAGATGGCGAAGTACACAGCAAAGAAATCAATGAAGAAATCAATGGCGAAAAAGGAGTTCACTCCATGTAGCCGTTGCCCAAACCCTAAAGCATGCGCGGCGGCAAATGGCGGTAAGGGAATGTGTTTGGCGCAGGCTCTGTCATGAGTCTGTACAAGAACATCCACGCCAAGCGGAAGCGCATCAAGGAAGGCTCGAAAGAGAAGATGCGAACCCCTGGGACTAAGGGTGCGCCTACTGACAAGGCATTCAAGGCCGCCGCTAAGACTGCCAAGAAGCCAAAGAAAAGGACTGCCAGAGCATGACCGATCTCGAGAAGTACGACCACAACGGTAACGGCCAATTGGATCCAGAAGAGCGCGAGTTGATGCTTGAGGATCGCCGCCGGGAAATGGATGACGCAGATGCCAAGCGTGACGCACAGCGTAGGATCACATACATGGCCGCAAGCGGCATTTTGCTGTTTCCCTTCTCTGTGGTCGCCACTGAGGCGTTCGGCCTGTCAGGGGCTTCTACGTTGCTTGCAGACATGAGTACGATCTACTACGGGTCAATCTCGGTCATCATCGGCGCGTATTTTGGCTTCAGCAACATGGCAGGCAAAAAGTAATGTTGGGAGTTGTAGCTTTTATGCTACTACTCATGAACGTGATATGGATGGCGGCTGACCGCTATTCAGATGAAAACTTGTAGCTATCATTTCGAGCGCGGTTACTACAAGACCGAGTGCAAGTCGGTTCTGATATTCAGGCCGACTTTGAGGTGCGACAAGTGTGGTAGAAAGCCACAGGAGGTTAGGTATGCCGTTGATCAAAGGGTACAGCCAAGGCTCGATCAGCAAGAACATCAAGACGCTGATTAAGGAAGGCAAGCCCCAGAAGCAGGCTGTCGCAATTGCAAACTCGATTGCGAGGGAAGCAAAGAAGAGGGCGAAGAAATGAGCGTCTGGGTTCTGGTCGCGATGATGTTTATCGAGGGCCAGTTCAAGTTCATGATGCTCGGCGCATACACAGCAATGGATGAATGTTTCGAGGCCAGAGAATATTTCATGGCTACCGGACCTCAACCGAAAATCAATTATGAGTCGATCTGCGTTAAGACAGATCAACTGGAGATTTTATGATTAATTTACTCGGATCGCTGATTGGTCCTGTAACAGGGTTACTGGATAAGGTGGTCGAAGATAAGGACCAGAAGAATGCCTTGGCTCACGAAATCGCAACCTTGGCCGGAAAACAGGCGCACGAAGCCGCCATGGCGCAAGTCGAAGTCAACAAAGCAGAAGCCCAACACAAATCAATATTCGTTGCCGGATGGCGCCCCTGCGTGGGTTGGGTCTGTGCCTGTGCGATGGCGTACCACTTTATCCTTGCTCCACTTATATTGTTTGGAGTGGGCATCTATGGCGCGGAAATACCTGAACTCCCTGCGTTCGATATGGACTCGCTGATGACAGTATTATTGGGGATGCTCGGCCTCGGAGGGTTGAGAACATATGAAAAACAGAAAGGACTTACCAAGTAGTGAGATTTGCAGATATGGATATTGAAGCGTTAAAAGACCAACTGATTTTGCATGAAGGGCTGAAGCTCAAGCCATACAAGTGTACGGCGGGGAAGATCACCATCGGGGTCGGTCGTAACATCGAAGACATAGGCATCACAGAAGATGAGGCTAGGTCGTTGTTAGATAACGATATCTTGAGGGTTGCACAGGAATTGGACAATGCGTTACCTTGGTGGCGCGATTTGAGTGATGTGCGCCAAAGAGTATTGTTGGATATGGCATTCAATATCGGAACCCCGACACTAATGAAGTTCAAAAACACACTGGCTCTGATCGAGGCAGGGGAGTTTGAAAAGGCTTCAGTAGAGATGCTTGACTCGCGGTGGGCTGAGCAAGTTGGGCAACGCGCAAGGACGTTGTCGCAAGCTATGGCAACGGATGTGCTAGACATATGAGGATGTTATGTCGATTGATCCAAAGCTACTCGAGTTTTGTAGAACTGAAAACCAACGAAGCATAGTACAGGCGGTAATAGATCACGGCACTCAACGTGCCGCCGCCACAGCACTCAATCTAGCCCACGGTACAGTCGGGAATTGCATTGTCTCTGTGAAGCGTAATGCTGAGCGCAGGGGCTACGCTCCCGAATACGACCTGACCCATGTAATCCCAGAAACCATGACGTTGAAGGGAACAAGTACCCTGTATCACGCCGAAAAGGGCAGGATGATGCAGTGGGTCAAAACCAATGCTGACAAAGAGGCGCAAGCCCGCATCATCATCGAGGGAATCAAAGATGCACTTGAGGAATACAGAGGAACTTCAGAACCTATCCAACACATGGGCCTCTCACAAGAGGACTGTCTCCATACGATGGTTATGGGGGACGCTCACTTTGGAGCTATGGCTCACAAAGAAGAAACTCGCATTGATGATTTTGATTCGGAAATTGCGTACCGCATCATGCAGGGCGCTGTCGATTATCTTACGCAGGCCGCTCCTCCTACTAAGGAAGCTCTGTTCGTAAACGTGGGCGATGCCCTGCATACGGACAACAGTTCAAACAAGACTCGCGGTCACGGTCACCAACTGGACGTTGACAGCCGGTACTACCGGATCATCAAGGTGTTCGTCTGGTCGATGATTCACGCGATTCAGCGCATGCTTGAAAAGCACGAAAAGGTCACCGTGATCAACGCGGCAGGGAACCATGACCCTGACTCCACGCACTGGATCCAATTGTCACTGGCGCTGTACTTTGACAACGAGCCACGGGTGGAAATCATCCAAGACCCGGCGCACTACCAGATGTATCGATTCAACGATGTACTGCTTGGTGTTACCCATGGTGACGGCGCAAGGATGGAAGAGCTACCCAATATCATGGCTCACTTGTGGGCATCTGACTGGGGGCAGACCAGACACCGGCACTGGATCACTGGACACATCCATCACCGGGTGGTCAAAGAGTTCACCGGGTGCAAGGTCGAGTCATTCAACACTCTTGCACCATCGGACGCATGGCATGCCAAGTCAGGCTACTTTGCGGCCCGTGAGATGCACTCGCTGATCTTCCACAAGGAACATGGTCTGGTGGCAAGAAATTGCTGTCCTGTTGGTTTGGCACACAATTAGTGTTGCATCTGTAAACGATAAGTGTTTAAATGGCTCCTGTTGTTAATCAATAGGAGTCAACTAAATGTCTAAAGCAACACTCATGGCCCGTGTATGGGCAGACCTTTCCGCTATCAACGTCAACGATCACGTCCAGAAGAAGGGCAATCTTTCCTATCTGTCATGGACTTGGGCATGGTCAACACTGATGGCCAAGTACCCAGAATCTTATTACGTCTTCCAAGATCACTCAGAGGCTGATGGCTCTGTGATGGTTGAGTGCGTCTTGACTATTCACGAGGGTGAAGAGGTTGCGACTCGCACAATGTGGTTGCCTGTGATGGATCACAAGAACAAGGCGATCAACAATCCAAACGCCCGCGATATTTCAGATGCGCGTATGCGTTGCCTAGTGAAGTGCTTGGCGATGTTTGGCCTTGGCTTCTACATCTATGCAGGCGAAGACATTCCTTCCGCTGAGAAAGAAGAGCAGTCACAGCCAATCGATAAGGCTCAGGCTCAACAACTGAATGAGATGATTGACTACTCAGGTACTGACGCAAGTCGTTTCCTGTCGTTCTACAAGATCAAGTCAGTGTCAGAGCTTCCAAAGTCACACTTTGAGCAGGCGTACAACATGCTCCAGAAAAAGATCGCTGATATGGAATCAGCTACGGCGGCGTCAGATGAAATCATCGATGACGACTCCTTGTAAGTATTGCGGCAATCCTGCTGACGTTCGCGTCAGTGGGGTTCTTGAATGTGCCGCTTGTTGGTTAATGAGAGGTGACCATGTCAGGAAAGGGAAGCAAGCCGCGTCCAGTGGACAAAGCAAAATACGAGAGCAACTACGACAGAATATTCAAAAAGGGCAAGCACGATGAGAATGATAGATCACGAACAGGGAACGCCGGAGTGGCTCCAGAGCAGACTGGGATGCCCTAGCGGTTCAGGGTTCGCAAACCTGATCACAGCTACCGGGAAGCCGTCCACTAGCGCTGACGCATACATCAACCAGTTGGTGGCCGAGTTACTGACAGGTCAGCCAACAGAGTTCAAGGTGAACGAATATATGCAACGGGGAACCGACTTGGAGCCAGTGGCCAGAGAATACTATTCGCTATCTTCCGGTAAATCTGTAGTTCAAGTCGGGTTCTGCAAGAGTGACAAGCTCGAGGCAGGCGTAAGCCCTGACGGTTTGATTGGCACGAATGGTGGCTTGGAATTGAAGGTTCCGGCCCCGCATACACATGTGGCATACCTCCGCGATGGTGGTCTGCCGACAAAGTACAAACAGCAGGTGATGGGCTGTCTGTGGATCACTGATCGTGAGTGGTGGGATTTCGTGTCCTATCACGAACAGATGCCAGTGCTTCAGGTTCGCGTCTACCGTGACGAGGACTACATCGCAAAACTAGCCACAGAGGTCGAGAAGGCTTGTGAGGCAATTCAATATGAAACTGAACGATTAAGGAATATGCAATGAATGAATATGACAACAATAACCGGGGCGCTCTCTGGAACAACGACCGGAAGCAATCTGACAAGCACCCAGACCTGTCTGGATCAGTCGAAATCACTTGCCCACACTGCAAGGAAAAAAACGATTTCTGGATGAGTGGGTGGAAGAAGAAGCCGGGGCAGAATGACCGCGCCCCTATCGTGAGCGTTTCGGTGCGTCCAAAGGATTACAAGGATAGTCAGCCTGCACCCAGTCAAGCTAACGCGGCGCAGAATGTTGACGATGAAATTCCTTGGTAGTTAAAAAGATGCCCGCACTAGGCGGGCCAAGATGAGGGTGTCTCGAATGAAACATCCTCAGTCTAACAGGAGTGTGAAGTGAGTAAAACAAAAGTTGGTAAGTGCATCAAAATCGCACAGGAAAAGCGGGACATAACGACCATGCAAATGGCTAAGGACTTCAGTGTTCACCGCCAACAAGTGCAACGGTGGCGAGCCAGTGACGACATGCGCCTGCATAAAATTGAAGAGTTTGCCGAATATTTCGGTATGAGCCGTGATGAATTTTTGAGATTAGGAGACTGACATGGCAACACGTTACACAGCAGAAGACTTCAACACTATGGAACAACTCCATAACGAAGGGTTTTCGGATAAAGAAATTGGCCGAGCAATTGGCCGTAGCACAAAGTCGATTGGGGTTCAGTTCACTTACAAGCGTAAGCAGATGAACCTGATTGACCGCGTAGAAGCTCGCAGGCTGAGAAAACTGCGCGAGGCTAACACAGTGGCCCGAGTGATCGAGATCACGGCACAGGAACCCCAGGGAGCGCCTGTACGCCACAGGCCGACCATTTGGGAACGAGTAATCGGGTTTTTCGGATGAAAGACGCAGTCAAGCATACGGTGACTTCTAAGCCGATGGCTGATCAGTGTATGCGCGACATAGAAGCCATGTGTAAGGAGCATGGCTACTGTGTCGTCAAGATCACGGCAGGAGGCATCTCAGAGGCCCAGAGAGCCTTGTTCCACATCTGGTGTCGGGAAGCGGCAGTGGAGTTCAACAAGCGCGGGAAGGAAACCGATGAGGGGGTCGTAAAGATCTGGATGAAGCACAGATTCTTGGGGGTAGAGGATGTTGTCTATGGGAGCAAAGTGCTGACCGGGCAGTTGAGACACACCGAGGATTTATCTGTTGGCGAGACGTTTCATCTGCTTGAACAAATGTGGGAGTATATGGCTCAAGAGTTCCAAATATTCCTGCCGATCCCGGAAGAAAGTCACTACAAGAAATTGAAGGAAACAGTAAATGGACAAGGTTGAATCGAGCGTAACTATCAAGGCAAGTGTTGCCAATGGCGTTGTCGAGATGGCTATCGATTTCGATCTGTGCGATGAAATCAATCAAGAGCAAATGATGTTCTTGGCGTCTGACGCACTGATGGCTGTCTATGAACAACTACCGGCGAAAGATGCAAGCGAAGACGAGGCGGTGTAGCAACTGCCGAAAGAAAGTCCCGGCGACTGAGGCATTCGTGTCTCAGTTCAAGGCTTACTGTTCGTATGATTGCCTGAAGGAATATACGTCCAAGAACATGGACAAAATTCGTAGCAGGGTCATCAAAGAAAAGCGCCAACAAGACCGGGTGACCAAGGAGAAGCTCAAGACGAGATCTCAGTGGAAGCGCGAGGCTCAGACAGCCGTTAACAGATATGTGAGGTGGCGTGATCGTGATCGTGCCTGTATCTCATGCAACAGGAGCCTACAGAGCGAGTCGCTCGGCGGAGGTTACGATGCCGGGCATATGCTCAGCAGGGGCGCACACGGCCACAAGTGCTTCAGGACCGACAACATCCACGGCCAGTGCAAGCATTGCAACCGATACCTATCAGGCAACGTGGACAAGTTCCGGGTCGGCCTAGTGTGGCGGTACGGGCAAGCGTATGTTGATCGCGTAGAGTCGCCATGGGATCCGCCCGATTTCACCATCGAATATCTGAAGAGGATCAAGGATATTTTCACTCGCAAACTAAAGCTGAAACAAAAACTACAAGAGATTTGAAGAGCCGAAAGGCTCTTTTTTTTTGCCTGCGACTTTTGAGGTAGCGTTGCGACTTTTCAGGTAGCGTCTTACCTTCCATACCCGGCATCGAACCTTCCATGACTTACCGCAACTGCGATGACTGCTACCGCAATTGCGGTGACATCATGACGTTGTGACATCGGATGGCACATCGGTGGCACATCGTGACATTGGGTGGCACATCGTGCCATCTGTAACGCTCAGTGTTACGGCTGTAACATTCAATGTTACGGACAAATAAATATTTTATTGTCCGCAACAAAAAGTGTTGCAACCATGATCATCTTTTGAGATACTTCCTGTGTCGAGTAAATATGTAACCAAATAGGAGATACCGACATGAAGATCAAAAAAGCTCACAACGAAATCGCAGTTTACTTCTCTGAGTATTTCAACTGTTGGATGATGCACGATAACTTAGGCATCGAGCCTGTTGGTACTTACAAGCAAGCGCAGATCGCGGCTCGAACAGCTTTGTGGAAGCAGGGCAAAGGTTCGATCTTTTATTCTCGCAAGTCAGATGGCTTGGTCACAATGGAAGAATACATCGGCAAAAACAGCAAAGGTTGGTCTGAGATCAAAGGTCAACGCATGAATTTGAGGAAGGCCGCGTAAGCGGCTCCTCCGGGGAGAGAGTCATGAGAATGGGAACTTATTTCGTTTATCCAAAGGGCCAGAAGTCAAAGGGCTTCAAGATTGATGCAGTTAGCTTTGATGCCGCTAAGTCGATCTTCAATCAGGTTGAAGGCATTACAGACACCAACCAGAATCGTTGGAAACTTTGGGCAGACCGGGTCGCGTAAGCGGCCCTTTGGGGAGATCAAGATGGAAGTAATGGATCAGTGCGAAATCTTTCTCTGGCCGATCATCAACGGCATGGAGTATGAGTTGTCATACTCAATCCAGTTGGTCGATTCGTGGAAGGATCGTGACGATGAGCCTGCGGGCGAGGTCTGGGAAATGATCGACCACACAGCCATTCTGGTGCAGTACACCGGGCCAGTGCAATTGTGGGTTCCTGACAACTATGTTGAAGACTTGTGTGAAAAACACTTTGCAAAAAAATTCTGACGGGGGTAAGGTTTAAAACAGTGCCGGGCGGAGATTGGCAGTCTCCTAGCGATAAAACCGGACTGAAACATGAGAAAGACCCGTGTCGCATTCCGGCACAGGTGTATTGTGACCGCACAGGTTGTTCTGGTCAACACAATACGAATCTCTCCGAATCAGTCCAAACTGCTCTCCCCCGTCAAAACAGTCGCATTGTGCTGTAGCACGAAAAAGCAAGAGTGAACATCCGACCTCTGAGGGCGGGACAAACAGCGTAAAAGGCAACCGAGTGTACACATCAAGTGTGCCAGTGGGGGTGAGGTGTTACGAGCCTCGGCTAATGCCGCCGCAAATCGTTGCTGATGACTGGATGTTCATGGACTAGCGCAAGAAGAAGAGTGAGGGTTGCCTAATAGCCCTCAAAAAGACAACTATGGCCGGAAGAAAAATATGCAACTACGACCACATCAACAAACAGCCATCGAGATGCTACGGCACTCACTAGCAACTGGACACAAGCGACCAATGCTTGCCGCTCCATGTTCGTTCGGTAAAACCATCACAGCCGCCGCGATGCTGAAGAACGCTCTCGATAAAGGGAAGCGTGGCATCTTTATCTGCGACCGGGTGAAACTGATCTCACAGTCAATCGAAGCATTCGATGCCCATGGTATACCGTTCGGCGTCATGCAGGGTGATCACTTTATGAGTAATCCCATGGCCCCGATCCAGATCGCATCTGTCCAGACACTGGCTCGCAGAAAGAACACGCCTGACTTTGACTTTGCCATCGTTGATGAGGCGCACACTATGTATAAGTACCTCGAGAAGATTTTTGAGCAGTACAACAACGTGCCGTTCATCGGACTGTCGGCCACTCCATACAGCAAGGGACTCGGAAAGTATTACGATGACCTGATCGTGCCGATCACAACACGCGAGCTATTGGAGGAGGAATACCTCTGCCCTGTCGATTACTACGGCGGTCGTCAGGCGTCCCTGAATGGCGTCAAGACCAAGGCACTCAAGACTGGCGGTACTGACTATGATGAGAGATCACTAGGCGAGGCTATTGAGAAGGAAGAGGGCTTGGTTGGCGATGTGATCGCAAACTGGGTGAAGTATGCAGAGGGTCGCCAGACTGTCGCATTCTGCCCATCAATCAAAACATCCAAGGCTCTGGTTGATCAGTTTAATGAGGCAGGCATCCGGGCGGAACACATCGATGGCTACATGGACACCGACATCCGGGACGAATTGTTTGAGGCTCACGATGCAGGTGAGTTCATGATCCTGTCATGCTCTCAGTTGCTGAACACAGGTTGGGACAGCCCGACTACATCGGCGTGTATTGACTTAAAAGCTACAAGGTCAGCGATCCAGTTCCAACAGCGCGTGGGTCGTATTATGCGAACAGCACCGGGCAAGAAGAATGCGATCTACCTCGATCACGCAGGCAATGTCAGCCGGTTCGGTTTCTGCGAGGACATGATCCCCGAGTCATTGGATGACGGTGAGAAGCAGTTCAGCGAGAAGAAGCAACTCAAGGACAAGAAAGAGGTCAAGGTCAAGGACTGCCCACAGTGCTACCGGCAAATGGTTGGGATCAGGTGCAGTTGTGGTTACGAGATCCCGATCAAGGAGCGGATCGAGACTGACGGATCGGACTTAGTCCAGTTAGCTAAGTCCGCTAACAAGGTGTACTCGAAAGAGCGCAAGGCCGAGTTCCTCGGTGAGCTACAGCACTACGCGAAGACTCGCGGATTCAAGGAAGGTTGGGCGTCACACAAGTATCGACAGAAGTTCGGCGTGTGGCCGAGCGCGATCACTGCCAAGCCGGTTGACGGGATATCTGAAGAAGTGAAAAGATTCATCGTTAGCCAGAACATTAAACGCAACTACGAGGTGATGAAAAATGCCAGTTGATAACATCCTCAACAGTGTCAGCAAGGTCCGCAACTCAGGTCAGGACAAGTGGCGGATCCCCTGCCCTGTCCACAACGGCAAGGGCTTCAATATGTCCATCAAGGAGTGCGCTGACGGCACTGTGTTGGCCCACTGCTTTGTCTGTGGTGCTGACGGTCCAAAACTGGTTGAGGCTCTGGGCCTGCCGCTGTCAGAAATCTTTCCGCCAGACCGAGAGTATATACGCCCTGTATATACCAAGAAGATGCAACAGGAAGCCCTTGAGGACGAGATCGTTCTCAGCATAGCCAACGGTGCAGAGAACCTCACACTTGAGGACAAGCGGCGCATACGACTGGCTAAGGCTAGGCTCGAGGGCATCGAACAAAGAAAAAGTGCATAAAAAGAAACGTAAAGTGTTGCATTACAGTACCAACCTGTTATTATTTGTGTGTCGGAAATATTTATCAATTAGGAGAAAACGACATGATCTACACAGCGAAAATCAGAAAAGCAGAATATGCGGAGTACATTAACGAAATCACACTCAAGATTTGCCGTGGCAAGTGTTTCGAGGTTGTTGCAGAACTTCCGATTGGGACGGTTTGGATGCACTTCCCAAAAAAAGCAAAGATGCTTGAGTGGTTAGATCAGATGTACGGCATCTACGGTGACAATATTACATGGGAGGCGGCGTAAGCCGTCCCTCTGGGAATAGGAGAAAGATATGACACATCAAGAAGCGTTAGCAGAATTGTTCAGCGACATGCACAAGAGCCTACATGGCTGTCGCGCTCGGTGGGCATACGACATGTCCGAGGAAGATCTGGAGATCGCTGTTAAGCGTCTCGGCGAAGAGATCGAGGAAGAGAATAATCGTGAAGAGGTTGAGCGCAACGAGTTAGCCGCTCAGTGTCACGTTTCTGTTGAGCAGATCATCAAGTGGGAAAATGAGCAGAACATGATGTGGCGCTACGGTATGGGCTACAACATGCAGACCGTGGATCAAGCGTTCATCGAGTCACTCCCGGCTGAGCCATACGAAGAAGCTCATTACTTTGAATTAGGAAAGGCCGCGTAAGCGGCCCGAGGGGCGAACATGACAGCAGAAGCATTCATCCTTGTATTCGGTCTGGCTACAGCGTTTGCTGTGGCCGGTTTAATCGGCTTAATTGGCGACTGGTTGGCAGATAAGTGGGGTGGCAAATGAAAGACCGCCCCTACCCAACCTGCCCTAGCTGTGGCTCTCGCGTGATAGCGCACCACTTAGCTCAGGGCCACGAGGTCTGCATGTACTGCGGGCCGACTCGAGATCTCGACACATACGGGGAGCTTGAGCGTGAAAGATATTTGAACTGGGCTGATCAGTATGAAGATGACCAATTGGATAAGGTGAAGTAATGTCGATTCATTTTGCAAAAAACAGGCACTGGGAAAAACACAGGAGCCGTAAGCTCGACCCGGAGGATGTGCTATTGATCAAGGCACTGCGTGAGGAAGGTCTTACGCTCCAGTCGATTGCTGAGAAGTTTGAGGTGTCAAAGACACACGTTCACAAGATTGTCCACAACATGACTTGGGTAGGGCTATGATCAAATCAGATGGATCAACGGCCAAGTATTATGAGCTACCGTTGGAGAGTCTGGATGTCGTTTGATGACTTAGGAGCGGCTTTTGAGGAGATGGAGTGGCTAGTGAAGGAGACTGGCCGCACATTCCGCATCCTGCACTCAGGCACACGGTCAGCCAAGTACCACGTTGTCCAAAAGGCAGGGAGTGCCAAGGTTCCATTCCTGATCGCTGAACTGAACTGTCGCAATGTAGTAGGTGATGAGGCAATACAGAAGCGCCGGGGCAGGAAGATGAGGCGAGTCAAGGGTAAGGAGCAATTGAACAAGTGATACCCACAGTGGTATAAAGTTGCCATCGATAACAACTTTGGACGCTTTTATGGCACAGAGTAATCGCACACCACATCCCTATGCGGAGGCCATCAAGGCATATGCCGATGGTTATCGTGTACAATTCAGGGTGAAGCCGGAGCTTTCCAGCTACGGCTCAATGAACACATGGATGGACTCACAACGTCCTGAGTTTCATTACACAAACTTTGAATGGAGAATCGCACCGGGGCAAGATCATGAGCGTGGGTAGACCAACCAAGTACAACGATGAACTGGCGGATCGCATGATGATTGAGATCGCTTCAGGCATGTCTGTGCGCGCACTATGCGAAGACCTCGACTGGACTCCAGACAAAAAGACGTTCTACACATGGATGTTTAAACACCCAGAATTTCTCCACAAATACGAGATGGCCAAAGCGGCTCAGGCTCAGTGGGCGGCAGAACTGATCGAAGAGATCGCAGACAGCGCGACTACCGAGACGATCCAAGTAGACAAGCTCAGGACCGATGTTCGCAAGTGGACAGCGTCCCGACTCCTGCCGAAGAAGTACGGCGACAAGCAGGTAATTGATCACCAGTCTCAGGGCGAGAAGATCGATTCAGTCGGTTGGACCGTGACAGTACCTAATGCATCTTGATTTCAAATGTGCGGAGGTGTTCTCTCCACTGCTTGCTGATGCGAGATACAAGGGAGCTTGGGGAGGCCGTGGTAGCGGTAAGTCACACTTCTTTGCTGAACTGATGATTGCAGAAGCAATAAGAACTCCGGGAATGCGGGCTGTCTGTATCCGAGAGGTACAGAAGTCTCTCAAGCAGTCATCCAAGCGTCTTCTCGAGGACAAGCTACATGGCTACAACTTGGGTGAGCAGGCAGGCTTCAAGGTTTACCGAGAGTACATCGAGACGCCCGGTGACGGTGTTATCATATTCACTGGCATGCAGGATCACACTGCTGACTCAATTAAGTCACTGGAAGGTTTTGATCGTGCGTGGATCGAAGAAGCACAATCTCTGTCACATCGTTCCCTTGAATTGCTCACGCCAACAATGCGGAAAGAGGGATCAGAGATCTGGGCTAGTTGGAACCCTCACCGCCCGACAGATGCGATTGATCAGTTACTGCGAGGAGACAGAACTCCAACAGGTTCTGTTGTCGTCAACGCAAACTGGAAGCACAACCCGTGGATCAGTAAGGTACTGCTTCAGGAAAAAGATGACTGTCTGACGATGAACCCGGAGCGGTACGCCCATGTATGGGAGGGTGAGTACGCCACTGTACTGGAAGGTGCTTACTACGCAGAACATTTGAACAGGGCGCAACTCGATGGAAGAATCGGATTCTTTGGTAAAGATCCTCTTAGCAAGTGCTACGCTGTATGGGATATCGGTGGTACTTCTCGCAAGTCTGACGCTACTGCAATATGGATAGTTCAGTACATCGGTGAAGAGATCAGGCTTCTTGATTACTATGAGGCCGTAGGTCAGCCGTTTGAGTCTCACGTTCACTGGTTACGCGCCAGAGGCTACGAGGACGCGCTGATGGTCCTGCCGCATGACGGTCGGAAGCATGACATGGTTTACAAGGTAACGCCGGAGACGTATTTGCAAGATGCCGGATTCACTGTTGACACTATCCCGAACCAAGGCGCAGGAGCAGTATTGTCCCGCATCGAAGCGGCAAGACGCCTATTCCCCAGTTGCCGATTCCATGACGAAAACACAAAGGCCGGAAGAGAAGCACTCGGTTGGTATCACGAGAAGCGTGACGAAGTGCGAGGGGTCGGGCTTGGACCTGAACATGACTGGGCTTCCCACGGCGCTGATGCTTTTGGCTTGGTGGCCATCTATAAACAAGGTATCGGCCAGACCGATTCATGGAATACGCCAATACGAAGAAATCTCGCGGGCGTTGCTTGATTAGCGGTGTCTGTTAAAATGGCGAAGGGCGAGCATATTTTATCTGGGGCAACCGATGGCGGTTTCAAACGATATTCTTGAGTACCTTGTTCGCCAATTCGGTGATGTGGCAATCGATCCGCGTTACGGTCGTACATCTGATATCCCTGAAATCGAAAAGCTACGCGGCACATATATCCCCGGCCAACAGGTAGAAATCCCACAGCGTTCATTAACAGACTTTGAAGGCCATCCATACGTCATCTATCAGTCAGATAGAACTGACGCGAACAAAGATCTAGTCAACATCAAGGGCGAGAATCTGAAGAACCCTGTGAGGCTACAGGGCGGTCAGGATTTCATGTTCACCAATGACAAGGGTCTTGTATGGGCATCCGATCCAGAGATCGTGAAGAAGATGTTGGCTCGCGCAGGGAAGGCCCAAAAAGACTTCAAGACAGATAAGCCTGTCCTTTTTATGCCGTACAGAATGTCCCCGACCGGCGGTGACTTTGCGTCAATGACTGGTGAAGCCATGATGCGTTGGGCGCAGTCAACTATGAATAAGCGTCAAAAGGCCAAGGTCAACAAGATATTCAAGAAGTACATTCCTGAGTTCAAGGGGATCGACAGCGAGGAAGGGTTTCAGCAATTCAGAAGTATTCCGGGAGGAACCCGTGTTGATCTCATCCGGGATTTTGATAAAGACATGTGGCAGGATGGCGGACTCCGAATTGGAGAGGCTCGCGCACTTGTATCTGCCCCAGATCAATTCGGCGCTCCAGATATCGGACTTCAGAATGTTGGTTTAATTGATCCGAAAGGCGGTTACATCGATGACACCGGACATCTCACTTACAAGGGCGGACTGCCGGGTGAGGGTGTCGGTCGCATCAAGGAAAATCTGACAGCGGATCAGTTATTGCCTGATTGGATGAAAGATAAGGGCTTCACAACATACGATGAAGCCAGAAAGGCTCAGAGATCCCTATCAATGACCGGCAAGAACATGGGCATTCTTGATGAGAAGACACTCAAGGCATTGATCGGTGGAGGCACATTACTAGGTGCGGCAGGCGCAAATGCATCACCAGTCCCCGGCGGGTTCGATATGCCGGATGCAGGTAAGGTCAGAGAAGGTTTGGCAATGCAACGTGAAACACAGCCAGATGTAATCTCGCCAAACGCTATACTTGAAGAGCTACTCGGTTTCATGGCCCCAACAACCATGGGCGGCGGTGTCGATACGATGGAAGGCTATCTCAGGAGTCAGACACGATAATGGCTAATCCAATCCTGAAGCAGATCGATGATCTAGCAAGAAATTATGCTGACCTGTTTGAAAAAATAGGCGCTCCAAAGTCCACAGTTGAAAAGATCAGAAGTGGCGAGCTTCCTATGGATGAGGCATCGAGGATGCAACGCGCCATAGAGCAAGGCTACGATCCAAAGGTTACTTACCATCATGGGCGCAAAGGTATAACAGAGTTCCGAATCCCAACAGACGGCAGAAACTATAAGTACGGCCCTGCTGTATATTCATCACCAAAACGTGGGTATGGAGAGCCGTATTTAAGAGCTAACAAAATCTCTGATGAAGACGCAAAGATTTATGAATTAATGTCTCGCGGAAAGATTGCCTCAACAGATAAGGTTTCCGATCAACATTTCGATGCGAGAAACATGGCGTTCGATATTGCAGATCAAGAGGGCCGTGATTCAAATCCAAATGATTACTGGAGAGCAATGCATCAGATATTGCAAGATAAAGGATATACTGGCCTCGACATCATGAAAGAGCGAGCCGTATTCGATCCTGCGAACGTCAGATATAAGGGTGCGGCCTTTGACCCTGATCAGGTTGGCAACCCCAACATCTTTGCATCAACGGCTCCAGTTGCGGCAGGGGGTATACTTGGTGCGCTAGGTTTGCCAGAAGACGCTACAGCGGCGGATATCGCTACAGCAGGCATGACGGTAGCGCCAAAGGAAGAGGCTCAAGCAGAGACTCAGCAGATGATCTTGGATGCATTGCTTGGCTTCATGGCTCCAACGCCACTAGGTGATGCTACAATGGACGCATACAACAAGCGGAAGGCCAAGTGATGGCGATTACGAACTACACGAATTTGAAGACCACGATCAGTGACTTCCTGAACCGGGATGATCTGGATTCTGCGATCCCAATATTTATTCAGTTGGCCGAGGCTCAGTTCAACCGAGACATCCGCCACTGGCAGATGGAAGCTCGCTCATCAGGTCAGCAATCCCAGGGTGACCAGTACATGCAGTTGCCTGCTGATTGGAACGAGACGATCCGGCTACACGTCACAGGCGGTGGCACATCTGTCGTTGAGCTACTCAGTTTAAGTGGCATGGCAGACAAAAGAGCGGCGGCAGAAGATCAGGCAGGAAAGCCACGGTTCTATGCTCACGTTCGCGGTGAGTTCGAGCTTTATCCGACACCGGATGAAGATACTGACTTTGAACTGCTATACTACTCAAAGATCCCGGCATTATCCGACTCCAACACATCGAACTGGTTGTTGGAATATGCACCGGATGTGTACCTGTATGGCGCACTAGGTCACTCAGCACCATACTTGCAGGAAGATGCACGTTTGGCTGTCTGGGCGCAGATGTATGCCGCGGCAGTACAGAACTTGAATAATCAGTCTGAGCGCGTTAAGAACTCAGGTACTGGTATTAGACTCAACATACGAGGACTTGGATAATGTCATTCTCAAACTACTTGGAAACAGAGATCCTTGATCATGTTTTCGGTGCGGCGGCTTACACTGCCCCTGCTACGCTTTATGTGGCCCTACACACTGCAAATCCAGATGAGGATGGGTCAGGTGCAGAGGTAACTACTTCAGGCACAGGATACTCTCGCCAGACGGTCACGTTCACAACTTCAGGCAACACCACATCGAATGATGCGGCAGTCGAGTTCCCAACAGCGACAGCGAACTACGGCACTGTGTCTCACGTTGGTGTCTGGGACGCTTCAACAGCAGGGAACCTGTTGGCGTATGCGGCACTGAGTTCATCCAAGACAATCGAAACTGGTGACGTATTCCGCATCCCTGCGAGCGATCTCGATATCACACTTGACTAAGGAGTGAGCAATGGCTCTTGTAGTTAAGGATCGGGTAAAAGAAACCACGGCAACCACTGGCACTGGAACTGTTACGCTTGCAGGGGCGGCTGATGGGTTTCAGTCGTTCTCTGTCATTGGCGATGGCAATACCACTTACTACGCGATTGTTGATTCAGCGAATCAGGCATGGGAGGTTGGTCTAGGCACATATACTGCCACGGGAACCACGCTGTCACGCGATACGATCCTTGAGTCATCAAACGCAGGGGCGGCTGTTGATTTTGCGGCAGGGGACAAGTCTGTATTTGTCACTCATCCTGCTGAGAAAGCCGCGTTCACAGATGACATCCCGACTGCTGTCTCAGAGCTAACAAACGACTCTGGGTACATCACTGGCAACCAGACAATCACGCTGACAGGCGATGCTTCTGGGTCAGGCACAACCAGTATTGCTGTCACGGTTGCCAACGACAGCCACAGTCACTCAAACTACTTGCCATTGACTGGCGGAACAATGACTGGAGAGCTTCAGCTCAACTCTCGCTTAGACGTTGGGAATGGGACTAACGGTGACCATGAGGTCAGAATCTACAAGGGTGACAACAATGTCTCTGACCATATCCAATTTTATAATGGCACCACACGGGTTGGTGAGATTGGGTGTGAAGACGATACATGGCTAAGAATCAATCAGGAAACGGCAAAGAACATCTATACGCCACGGTATATGCGAGCAGATAGCGGGTTTTATATAGGCGCTGACAACAGACTTACGAATGGCACTAATTACATTAATGCTACTTACGGCTCCACTGGCGCAGGAGGCATGCGTCTTTATGATTCAGGCGGAGTTATTCAGAGTTACTGGTATGGCGATGGTAACGGAGAAGGCGGCCTACTAGACAACGATGGAAACTGGTTTGTCCGAGCTAGAACAGGTTCAAACAACAATTACATTTACTGCAACAACAATCCCGAGGTATTGATCTACACGAGCTACTGCCTTGCTCCGGGGTCATTCAGATCGCCTATCTTCTATGACTCAGATAACACTGCGTATTATACCAACCCTGCCTCAACTTCAGTGATGAACACCATCGATCTTGAAGGGACTATGCGTCACAACGGTGACACCAACACTTATATTCAATTCCATGCGGCTGACCAATGGCGTGTGGTAACAGGTGGCACTGAAAGGCTTGAGGTCAACAACACGAACACCACTGTGGCGAACAATCTGGTAGCCAGAGGTGTGCCAAGATCTGCGGCCACTGGCTTGCATACTTCAGCGGCAACAATGTTCACGCTTCCTGCAAGGAGCTTTGCGTTCTTGTATGGAAACGCAAACATTGATGCAAGTGGAAGCGGTGTTAGCTTTGTGACCGATGGGGCGCAAGGCGACAGTATGTCAACGACATCACAGTCAGGAAACGGCACATGGATTCTATTCAACGAAAACCTGACCACAGATCGATCAATCAGATTGAACAGTGGTGCTATTCGTTGGATGGTAATTAACGACTAAAGGGGATTTATGTTTAATCAAGTATTTTCATCAAGTTTCAAGAAGGGGGCGGTTGATCTATCTGACGAGGAGCTACGTCTTGTGTTAACTGGACTAGCTGAGCTTCCCACAAAGATGTCCATCAATCTGTTCTTGAAATTAGACGCGATACTGAAGGCGCGGCACGACACAAGAAATCAGCCAGAGCCAGATCAGCCTGAAAGCGAGGAAGATAATGGCGATTAAATACACTTGGAAGATCGTCCGAATCAAGACAACGAACACCGATTCGTTTGAGAACGCTATCGTCAACACCTATTGGCAAAAGATTGGTTATGACGATGTTTCAGGCGTGACTGGTTATTTTGAGGGCGCGACTCCATTTGATGCAGATCAGATCGATCCAAATAACTTCACTGCGCTAGACCAACTGACAGAAGATATGGTTCTTGGCTGGGTGAAGAATCTTGTCACTGGTGATTATGCGGCTCACGTTGACGCTGAGATACAGCGAGAAATCAACGACAAGGCTGAGATCGTGACTGAGGTAGAAGAAGACGACTTGCCTTGGAAGGCTGAGTAATGCTTGGCTTTGGCTCTTACTCGCAATTTGCTTACTCTGAGGAGAAGTCTGCTCAGACGTTTGAGGTTGCGGTAACAGTCAGTGTTTCATCAAGCACATCGGTTACAGCAGAGCGAGAGCAAAGCGCATCTGCACTGGTTTCTGCATCATGCTCAACATCTGCACAGGCAAGGCGTGTCCCACTTGGATCTGCGCTAATCAATGGCACGGCAACCACATCAGTCAATACGACTGCGAACGGTGCGAGGGTCAGAGAGTCATCAGCGACATCTTTACCGACAGCATCCTTTGCCTCAGAAGTGGTGCGTGTCAGGGAAGGCGATGCGAATCCATCTGGAACCGCAAGCGGAACAGCTAACAGCGTATTTGTTGTCAGCGCAGACGTTACGATCACAGCGGCATCGTCAAACACAAGTGGCGTTGAGAGGGTCAGAGAGGCCACAGGAGCGTCTTCTTGCTCATCAAGCAACACTTGCTCCTCTGAGAAGATATTCCAGTCTTCAGCAGAGTCATATTCGCCTTCAACAATCAGCGTTGCGACATCGTGCATATTTGTCGGTGCGCCACAGGTAGACGCACTATCATCAACGACTTCTGTACCTGAGAGAGTGAGAGAAGGTTCATTACTCTCAGAGCCAACATCTGTTGTCGTAGCCGTAGGGCGCGAAAAATGGGAAAATATCGCAGAAGGTGCTGAAACATGGTCAGATATCGCAAAAGGCGATCAAGATTGGTCAGAGATCAGCAAGGGAAGTGAGACTTGGACAGCGGAGGCATCTGCCTCAACAACATGGGAATCAATAGCAGTCGGCTCGACAGATTGGACTGAGGCGGCATAGAGGATCAAAAATGGCAGATACTACGACAACCAATTATTCGTTCACCAAACCAGAGGTTGGAGCCAGTGAATCCACATGGGGGACGAAACTCAACCAGAACTGGGATGATCTCGATTCAGACCTGAAGGCCGTTGCAGATCTCGCAGGAATCAACGAGAACACTGCTGAGGCAAGCATCGATGGCTCAGACCTGATTAACGTATATGACGTATCAGCAGGGGCGGTT